AGCCACCATGAACACGACCCTGCCCGCGATGGCGCAAGCGTTGCAAACCGTCCGCGTCAAGCTCACCGAAATCCTCGACACCCTCAACAGCCAAACCTGATGTGGCCCTTCAAATCCCGTAACGTTGAACGGCGCTCCATCTCCAACGTGCCGTGGATGCCGATGGCGGGCCAGTCGTGGGGGGCGGGCTGGCCGGCGCCGTGGGACAACGCTTCGCTGACCCCTGAGGCTTCGCTGCGGCTGGTACCGGTTTTCGGGGCGGTAAGGTTTTTAGCCGACAACATCGCGTCGATGGCCTCCGGGTTAGGTGTGTATAAACTGGGCGCCGACAACATCGCCCAACGGCTGCCCACCCCGCCGCTTTTCGCCAATCCCAGCATAAACGGCACGCTGTATACGTGGCTGCACCGCCTGGTCATCTCGCTTTGTTTAGACGGAAACGGTATCGGTCTCATCACAGCCCGCGACTATTACGGCTATCCGACCGCCATCGAATGGCTCAACCCGGTCAATGTTGTCACATTGGATCGTGCCATTGAAGGCCCGGGCTCCTACACCGATCCGCGCTGGTATTGGTGGGGACGCCCGTTGGACCCGGCGGACCTGCTGCACATTCCGTGGTTTGTTTTGCCGTGGCGGGTGCGGGGCCTGTCCCCGATCAGCGCGTTCGCGATGACCGCACGCACCGGGCTGGCCGCCCAGGCTTACGCCGAGGAGTGGTTCAACAATGGTGGAGTGCCGCCGGGCACGTTCAGAAACACCACCCAAAAAGTCTTACCCGATGACGCCGACGAGATCGCGTCGCGCTACACCAAACGTTTACGCACCCGCCAACCGTTGATCTACGGGATGGACTGGGAGTACACACCGATCGCCATCTCCCCCAACGAGGCCCGGTTCATCGAAACCTCTCAACTCACAGCGACACACATCGCCATCATTTACGGGGTGCCGCCCACCAAAATTGGTGGTGTGTCCGGTGACACGTTCACCTACAAGAACGCGGAACAGGAATCCATCGACACGTTGACATTTTCGTTTCGGCCGTGGCTGGAACGTCTCGAGTTCGCGTTGTCCACCTGCTTCCCTAGAGGCACCTTTGTGCGGTTCGACACCTCCGAATTCCTGCGGGTCGACGCGATGACCCGCGCCCAAATCGACGCCCTGTCGTTGGGCACCCAACAAACCGGGTGGAAGTCCCGCGACGAGGTCCGCGCCGCCTACAACCTGCCGCCGGCACCCGAACCGGAACCGGCCGCACCCCCACCACCCGGACAGCAGCAGCCCACCCCGGGCACCGCCCCAGCCAACGCCGAACCGGTGATGCGGGTCCGCTGGGCAACCAACGGCCACCACAACGTGACGACGTCAAATGTGAAAGGTTAAATCCAATGGCGACCGACACCAAAGAACCCACCGATCACCAGTCCCAGTACGGTGACGTCACCTACGCCGACCCGAAAAACCACAAGTATCCGATCAACAACGAGTCGCGGGTCCGCGCTGCGTGGGCATACATTTCCATGCCCAAAAACCAGAAGGGCTACACACCTGAGGAAGTCGCGTCGATCAAAGCGAAAATCAAGGCGGCAGGCAAAAAGTACGGCATCAGCTACGCCGACGAGCCCGCCGGTGATGGTGAACGCTCAAGGTTGCCCGATGATGATATTGAGCGGCGTAACACGCTGAACAAGGTGGAGCTGCGTTCCATCGCCGGCGGCGCTGGCCGTGAGATCGGCGGGTATGCGGCCATGTTCGGGCGCGAGTCGCGCGCATTGGGCAGCTTCATCGAGGTTGTGGCCCGCTCATTTTTCAATAAGAGTCACGCCGACGGGTGGCCCGGGTTGGGTGCGGGGGTGATCTGCCGCTACAACCACGACGACTTTCATCTGTTGGGGTCGACCCGTTCGGGGACGCTGCGGCTCAACCTGAACGAAACCGGCCTGGACTACACCGTGGATGTTCCCGAAACCCGCCAAGACGTCCTCGAGTTGGTTTCCCGCGGGGATGTGTCCCAGTCGTCGATGGCGATGATCGTCACCCAGGACGAGTGGGGACACACCGCGTCGGGTGCGGCGCTGCGCACCCTGATCGAAGGCAAACTCATCGACGTGTCCCCGGTGATCACCCCCGCCTACCCCGACACCACCGTGGCGATGCGTAGCCTCGCCCGGGCCCGCGGCGTCCCCGAACAAGACGTGCTGGCCCTCGCCGAAAACCACGAGCTGCGTAAGCTGTTCGTCCGCACCGACACGGCGCCGAGCCGCCCGCCGATGTCGGGGGCGCGGGCACGGATGTACATGATGGGTAAACGGCCCATCGACCCCATCAAACGAAACCGATAAAAAATTTGTGCGCCGGGTTGGCACACGGCCGAACACCGTTCACCAACAGGCCAACCCGATCGTGCGGGTAGCCGCACCCCACACACACACATCCGTGTGCGGGCATTTTGTCGAGGCCGGCAGAGACCACCTCACCCCCCCAACACAGATAAGGAATCTGCCGTGACCAACAGCCTCGCCGACAAACTGCAAGAACAACGCTACGAATGCTGGAAGAAAGCCAACGCCATCAGCGAAACCGCGTTCGAGGAAAAACGCGACCTGACCCCCGAGGAGCAACGCCAGTTCGATGAGTGGGACGCCGAAATGGTCGCCCTGGACACCCGCTGCCAAGCCATCCTCGCCGGTGAGGAACGCGCCAAAAACATTTCGGATCAGATGGCCCGCATCAACGGCCAACCCCCGGCGAACCTGCCCGCCACCCAACGCAACGGCGACGCGTGGACACCGCAGCTGGCGCCGGGGCTGTCGTTTGAGCAGGAATCCGAAGAGCTGCGCCGCTTCATCGTCGGCGAGGTACGCACCTACGATGTTGGCTACCCGTCGGTGATCGAGCGGCGCACCCTGGCCGTCACCGGCACCCCGATGCCCACATCGTTCGTGCATCAGCTCTACGTGTATCTGGTCGACACCTCCTCGATCCGCCAGGCCGGGGCCACGGTCATCTCCACCACCACCGGTGAGCAGATCCTGGTGCCACGCTCCACCGCCGAGGGTGCCGCGTTGTGGACCGCTGAGGGCGGCGCACTGTCGGCGTCCGATCCGACCCTGTCGTCGGTGACGCTGGGATCCAACAAGCTGGGCAAGCTGATCCAAGTGTCCAAGGAACTCGCAACCGATGTCGGGTTCGACCTGGTCGGATACCTGGCCCAGTCCGCTGGGCGCAACATCGGGGTGGCTTCCAACGCCGCCTACGTGTCCGGTACCGGGACCACCCAACCCAACGGGTTCCTCAACGCCGCCGCGGTCGGGTTCACCGGCGCTGCGGGTGCCGGGGGCACCGTCGGTTTGCCCACCGCGACCGGCGGCGACTACGGCGCCGATATCCTGGTCAACATGTATCACAGTGTCATCCCCCAATACCGTCCCCGCGCATCGTGGATGATGAACGATTCGACCATCAAAACGATCCGCAAACTCAAAGACACCTTGGGACGGTTCATTTGGGAACCCAGCCTGCAGGCCGGGGTCCCGGACAGTATTTTAGGTAAACCGGTGTACGCCAACCCCGCTATGCCCACATTCGGGGTGAGCACCAAACCGATTGCGTTCGGCGACTTCTCGGCCTACTACATCCGTGATGTGACTCCGCTGCGTTTCGAACGGTCCGACGAATACGCGTTCGGCACCGACCTGGTCAGCTTCAGGGCGTTGATGCGCACCGACGGTGTGTTGGTGGACAGCAACGCGATCAAACTGTATCTGTGCCCGGCGACATAAAACCGTGTAACTGAATAGCCGGGGCTGGGGGTGTGTGAATCGATGGCTCGCGATTCCCTGGCGCAGCCGCACCCCCAGCCCCGGCCCTGCACATGAAAGGAATCAGGTTCGTGAAAATCCGTATGCTGCACGGGATCAGCGGCTCCTTCCACGGCATCGACGAAGGTGTGGCCGTCGGGCAGGTTATCGACCTGGAGCCTGAGGAGGAAGCCAAACGTTACATCAAGCTGGGGTTGGCTGAGGCGGTGACCAAAAAAGCCGCCGAACAGGTCCAGGAGCAGACCATCGTCGAAAGCAAAGCGGTTGAAACAGCTATCCCCAAACCGAAGACCCGCGGGCGTGTCGCTCCCCGATGGGACGATTTGGAGGCCAAGGGTTGAAGGAACGTCGACCCGGAATGAAAGTCAAGGGCCTGTATCACATGTTTGAGGGCGGCGGCTATTACCGTATCCGGATGCCGCTAGCTGAGCTGGCCAATCATGGGCACCGCACCAGTTGTGAACCCGCCAAAACAAGCGCGGAAGCTGACGGCGCCGATATTGTGGTGGCGCACATGGCCGGCACCGTCATGTGGCGTGAGGCGCCGCAGGTCCACCGCTGGTGGCGCCGGCTGGCCACAACATGTCGCCGCGTGTACGAGCTTGACGACGACCCGTTCGAGTTGGAGCACACCAACCCGGCGTTCACCCAATACAACGCTGGCAACTCGCGTGATTCGCTGATGCATTGCATCCAAACCGCCGATTTGGTGACAGCGTCGGTGCCGCCGCTGGCCGAACGTATCGCTAAACTGAATCCGCGGGTCGCGGTGTGCAAGAACCGCATCGACGAATCGTTGCTGACCGTGACGCGGGCGCGGCGCACAAAGCTGGTGATCGGCTGGGCGGGCGGCCCCAGCCACTTCGAGGACATGAAAGAGGCCGACTACGGGCTGCGCCGCACCGTGGACCGCCACCCCAACATCTGCGAGATTCATTACATCGGCGCCGACATGCGCCGCGTGGTGCGCCGAGCGGCCCGGTTCACCCCGTGGGCACCCAAAACCGCCGACTATTATCGGCTGATCGACTTCGACATCGGCATCGCCCCGCTGCGCCCCGGGGTGTTCACCGACGCCAAGTCTTACATCAAGGCCCTCGAGTATGCGGCGTTGGGGATCCCGGTGGTGGCCTCCGATGTGACCCCTTATCGTGATTTTGTGATCGACGGGGTGACCGGGTGGTTGGTGCGCGGCCCCCAAATGTGGGCGGCGCGGTTGCGTGACCTCGTCAACGACACCGCGATGCGCACCGAGATGGGCGCCAAAGCGAAAACATTAGCCGCGGGCCACACCATCCAAACCGGGTGGACCGATTGGGAAACCGCGTATCAGAGTGTGCTATGACCAACCCGTTCGCCCACGACCACCAGTCCAACACCCAAACCGATTTTTCGTTCGCCGACAAACAGGGCATGGCCGGCCATGCTGCCGCATCGTTGGGGGCTGCGATGGGCGCCCCAGCCTCCAGTCTCGGCGAAACCGACTACCGCTACCCGCGGGCACGCCCAACCGATACGCCGAGCGCACCGCAAAAGCCGGGGCCCACACCGATGACGCTGCCTTTGCCGACCGATCAGCAGGCGGGCTACTTCCCGAACGGATATGCACCATGAGCGACGGCGCCAACGCGGCCAAAGGGCTGCCCGGCTACAAAAAAACGTTCACCACCGGCTACTACCCCGAACAGTACAACACCGGCCCGGCCGCACCACCCGACGCCGGGCTGCCATGGTCGGTCGGCGGCTACGACTACAACCCCTTGATCGCCGACCCGCCGACCCCGCCGCCGCCGCCACCGGACCGCGGCATCAAACACCTGACAACGTGTGAAGCGTGCGGGGTGACCGGCTTCTCCAAAACCGACGCGGCCACCTGCCCGTCGTGCGGAGAAATGGCGCAGGCGGTCACCCCCACCTACACCCCCGGCACACCCTGGTTCTAGGAGCACACCCATGACCCAACCCTATGAAACCCCGATCAACAACGTGACCGTCACCGACGTCAAACACAGCGCACCGCAACAACTTGAGATCGACTACACCCGCGATGACCTCGGCGAAAACCCCTACGACACCAGCCGCGGCGGGCCCGTCGATGACCACATCCACCGCCCCGACGCGCACGACCCGTTCTACGCCATCACCGACGCACCCGAACCGTATCCGGCCTGACCATATTTACCGGCTCGTCATCCGCGGCTGCTACCAATTGAGGCCCGTGACCTCCGTGACACTTTTGGCGCTGCTGTGTGTGTGCTGCCTGCTCAACACCGTCCTGATGGTCGTGTTGACGCGGCTACACGACGACGACATGAAAGGACCCCGACGATGAGTTCACCCTACGAACCCGCCCGCGACTCCAACAATCCCGGATTCGGCGGCGGCGTGTGGGGACACACCCCGAACTCGGCGCTGCCTCAAGGTGGGGGCCAGTTGGCCGAACAGGACTACCGCGACCCCGATGAGAAGGGCGGACCCGGCCGGGCCGACTTCACCGCACCGGCCAGCGCCGGCGCGCAACCCGCCGACAAACCCAACATGGCCCCCGTCGCCGGGCACCCCGGCGCCGGGCACGGCGGCAAATAGAAAGGACAAACCATCGTGAGTTCACCATTTGAAGAGGGCCGCGACTCCAACCAAGTCGCCGGCACCGGGTTCGGCGCCGAACCCGACGTCGCCGACGAACACATCGTCGGGTTCTCCATGTCGGCGATGCGCGGCATCGGCAACCGGCTCGGCGAAGAGGACTACCGTGACTAGCCCCTACCGCGACGCGCGGGACTCCAACAACCGCGCCGGGGACGGGTTCGCCGATGAGGCCGACGTCGCCGACGAACACCTCGCCGCGTTCGCCGCGTCGACACGCCCACCCACCGACCAACTTTCGGAGCAGGATTACCGCACCCCCGAGCACGGCGGCCCCAGCTTCGCACCCGTCACCGTCACCCATGAACGCCCGCAGTGGCCCCAGGGGCTCACCTACCCCGACATGCTGCGCGAACCCTAAAGATGCACGCGTCGGTGATGGAGTTCGCCCGCACCGCGATCGAACCCGAAGACGTCGCCGGATGCCGGGTGCTGGAAGTCGGCGCCCGCAACGTCAACGGCTCTCTGCGCGGCTACGTCGAGTCGCTGCGCCCCGCCGAATACGTCGGGGTGGACATGATCAGCGGCCCCGGCGTCGACCGGGTCCTGTCGTGTGAACAGCTATGCGCAAACGTCGGGGCCGCCGCATGGGATCTGGTGATCTGCACCGAAATGCTCGAGCACGCCGCCGACTGGCGCGCCTGCATGATCCAGATGGTCCGTGCGCTCAAACCCGGGGGGCTGCTGCTGTTGACGACCCGCTCACCGGGCTTCCCGCGCCACGGCTACCCCGAGGACCATTGGCGGTTCACCACGGTCAGCATGGGACAAATCTGCGAAGCCCTGCACCTGTGCGCCAGCGTGGAGGACGACCCCGACCCCGCCTCGCCGGGGGTGTTCGTGTTCGCCCGCAAAATGATGCCCGAGGGGCGCAGCGACTTCCGCAGGCTACACAAGATCGACGCGGCGGCCGCCCCGTGAGCATCATCACCGCCGGCACATTCCAAGAGGCCGACATCGCCGTGGCCGACGTCCAAAGCTACACCAACGGCCAAATCCCGTCGTCGAACCCCGAAACGCAGAACATGCTGACCGCCGCGTTGACCGCCGCGCGCCGCGACGTGCGCTGGCACGTCGCCCCGATCATGTACGGCGAAACAATCGCACTGGACGGCACCGGCACCAACCAGCTGCGCCTACCCACATCCGGGTCGTGGTCCAACACCATCAAAATCCATTCAATCAGCAGCGACGGCAACCCCGTCGACCCCGTCAACGACGTCACCTACTCCGCGGAAACCCCCAACCTGCTGATCCTGAACAACGGGGTGTGGTCAGCGAACTACTCCGGGATACAGATCACCTGGGATCACGGGTTCGGCCTGGCGAACGGGACGGCGACCGACTGGCGCCAAGCCATCCTCGCCCTGGTCGTCAACATCGCGCAGATATATATCACCGGGCGCGCCGATTCGGAACTGGACTCCAAAGCGGTCGACGACGTGGTCTACCGGTGGGGCGCGGTGTCCAGCCTGGGCGCGGTCGAGCCGATCCTGGCGAAATATCGGCTGCTGTTTCGGTGGGTGTGACATGGTTGGGCTGGGCGGGGGCAACGACACCGTCACCCTGATTCACTACGCCGAAACGGGATACGACGCGGGCGGCGCCGGGCTGTTAGGCCCGACGATCACGGTCGTGCCCGGCTGCCGCCACCGCGCCCTAGTGCCGGTCGCGGCGCGCGGCGGCGGTGAGGCCCGCGCCGAGAAGGGCGCCGAAATCGGTGTCGGCGTCGCAACGGGCTGGTGGCAAACAACCATCCCCATCAACCCCTACAACACGGCGCTCACCAACGCTGTGCTGGCGCTGACCGCCTCAGACGCGATCCAATGTTTCGGGGACACCTACCAAATCATCGGCGACATACACAAGTTCACCGACCAGTCCGGGAACCTCAAAAAAGTGACGATCCTGTCCGAAAGGCAGAGCACCGCGATCTGATGGCCACAAACAACATCGTGCCCCAGGTGATCGCCGACGTGATGGCGGGCATCGAAACGACACGCGACGAGATCCGCGAAAAAATCCGCGAAGAGGGCGAAAAGGTGTCCGAATACGCCCGCACCATCGCCCCCGTCTATCACGGCGGGTCCCGCCCGGACCTGCAGCCGGGCCGGTTCCGCGACTCCATTCACTACGAGGACCAACACGACATCGGCGGGATGCCCGCCGGGCAAGTGATCTCCCGGTCCCGCATCGCGCACCTGCTCGAGTTCGGCACCATCCACATGCATGAGATCGGCACGTTCGCCGCGACCGCCGCCGCGTTCGGCGGCACCGGCCCCGACAGCGTCGACGAGGCCGGACAGGCACCCGGTGAAGGCGTGGGCGGCGGTGTCGCCGAGTCGCTGCCGCTGCCGTTGGGTGTGATGGGTCTGCCGTGACCTACCCCACCCAGCCGCAGCCGGCGGGCAACGGTGTGCTGCTGGGGCAAAAAGCACCCGACATCGAACACGTCATCGCGGCGTGGCTCGCACCGTTGGGCCGCGCGGGAAACGCCTACCGGGTCGGTGACCCGCTGC